TTACTCCACAAGAGTTAGGTGCACTCCCGCGTTTACGTGATGGGTGAAAACCAGATAGAGCTTTTGATGAACTCATAAGGGTTCTCCTATATATATATTTTTTTTAGCCAATAGATTGGCTTTTTTTTACTTATACATATATAAAGAGTCAAACCCTATGGATTTTTTTTATTATTATTTTTTTTGTTAAGACTTATCCTCTGTATCGAAAGAAACTGGTCGTTGCCCTACTGTAACTCTTGACTTACTGTTATCGCTGATCGGCATACGCCGGTCCTGCATAGACATCAGACGAGCATTGATAGCATCATTCATGTCCTTGTTACGTTGGATGCCACGATCCTTACGCTCTTGCCAATTGGAAAGAGGGATCTTGGCTAACGCAACATCTCCACGAACAATACAGTTTTCAAACCTGTCTGTAGATTTACTATAACCGTAGCCAACAGTCATTTCAGGCACTTCTTCAGAAGTTACGAACTCCCACCCTTCGTTAATTTTTTTACCAACAGCTTTATAATCTTCTTCTCCGTTAAGATAAATACGAAGCCATCCTAATTTAATTCCTAAATCAAGAAATTTCGTTTGTACTTCTTCTGGAATATCCAACCAACTGTCTGTTTCATAATAAGTACGTTGGTCGTTTGTTCGTTTAGAAGCTTCACGACTTTTCTGTTCAGAGGCTTCATTATCATCTTCGGGAGTAATAATATTTTCTGTTTCCATAAAATTTTCCTTTATGTATATGTATAAGTGGTTTTACACTTAAGCACGTTTTGTTTCTATAGTTGAATAATTGCCCTCATCAAGCTTACTTATCTTACGCTTTTCTGCGGCATATCTGTCAAGAGGAATGTCCCACTTCTTAGCAAGTTCTACATCTCTTTTAGAGAGTTTAACTTTCTTTCCGATAGGAGAGGATTTTCGTGATGATCCTGCTACCACTTGAGATGGTTTATCCGTGTTATCCATCACACGATCTGAATCAAACTTATTTGGCAACTCATGTTGCAAACGTTTATCTACTTCATTATAAAACTCTTTTGTATTCGGATCAAAGCCTTCCGACTTTAATTTTTGATCTATTGCCAAAGCAACGGCAGTTGTAATCTCATCATTTCCGAACCAGTCATTATTAGAAGCCCACTCAGTAGCTAGTTCATCGGGGGGTGGAGGAGCGGTATATTGTGGTTGTTGTCCTACTTCCTGATAACCAGCTGCTTCCTGATATTCTTGGGTTGCAAGATACTCAGCTTGTCGTTGTTCATTTTCTAATTGTATTTTACGAGCCTTAATAACCTTGAGATCTGTTTTTGCATCGTTGATTTTATTTTGAGCTTCGAGAACTTTTTCCTGTTCGCCCTCTTCAAAAGCAGTAAGATAATCTTTTTCGGCTGATTTTGCAGAAGCTTCTAATTCAGCTTCACGAGATGTTAAAGAAGCAGCTTCGTGAGATTTTGTATTTTGATGTGATCTAACAAGTTCAGAACGGAGATTATCAAGTTCACCTGAAAGATTCTGGATAGCTGTATCACGTTCATTACGCTGTTGTACTAACTGACGAATACGTTTTTCAGCACCTTTTGTTTTAACACCTTCCAGCTCTTTTAATTTTTCTTCTTTAGCTTCCTCTTCAATAACAGCTTCTACTTTTTCTACTTCTGGTTCTTCGGGGGTTTCAAAGTCTGCTGTTTCGGCTTTGTCTTCTTCCGGTTTACTGGTATCTACTTCACTCCACTCGCTAGTCTTTTCTACATCGGTCATTGTGATATTTCCCTTTTTTATTGTTTAACGTAGATTGCGAAACCCACGGTTTACGCTTTTTTTACGAAAGATGGAACATAGAATCAAGATACTCTGGCTGTTCAACTCTCATAATAACCTGATCATCAAAGATAAGAATAAGCATCGTATCCTTATATACAAACTTATGTCCTACATGACGACCATATGCAATATAATCTCCTACCTGACACCACGGGCCATTGGGAAATTTTTTATTGTCCAGATATGCACTATCTCCTACTGCCAGAACACGCCCTACAGTCGTAAGATATTTTACGTCGTCTACACATCTGTCCGGTAAAAGTAATCCACCCTTAGTCTCACTTCTTATGGAAACCGGACGAACAAGTACGTGGTATCCGGGTAACTCCGGAAGAGGAGTGGGGTCTTCTACCTTTTCATCGGTAATCCAGTCATCATTTCTGATGGCGTTACCAAACTTAGCGTTCTGCATCTTCTTCTAAATCTTCTCCAGAAAGGTATTTTTTTCTTAGATCTTCTAATATAGTTTGTGATTCGGTTAAGCCTTCGTAGAAGCCTACCAAATAACGATACTCATTATAGTCATCACAAGCACCGGAAACAAGATTGTGTCTAATATTTTCTTTTTTTCTTTCCAGCTCTTCAGAAAGATAATAGGAGTCTATTAGATTACTTTGAGGGATAGTCGTCAAAGTTATTTCTTCTCCTTATTTATCTTTATCGCTAGTATAAACTTTCTGTGTCATACTATCTAAATAGTCTTCATTTTCTGGAGATGTCGTATCTACTTGTTTTATCCGCTCCTGTGCTCTCTTTCTCACTGCTCTTATATTTTCTATCCTGTCTTTATTAACTATTCCTTTAGCAGAGCTAATAGCCTTTCCAGCTTCATTCTTCTCTTTTGGCATACCATTTTCCCTTTATTAAGTTTTTTCTCTATAAGAAGATGAAGCTCCTGCCATCTTGTTAGATTTCTTAGCCTTCTTCCTTTTCACTGGTTTACTAGTTTTAGGAGTAGCTTCGTTTTTTATCTGGGGAAACCATCCACTAGCTCCACCATGAGCACCACTCGCATAACCAGTCCATTCCTGTTTAAGTTCAGTCATAATATTTTATTTCCTTTTCTTTTTACTTTTCTTTTTTTTACGTGTTTTACGTTCTTCACTAAGAGCAATGGCAATAGCCTGTTTAGGTGATTTTACCTTTGGCCCTTTTTTACTACCGGAGTGAAGTTTACCGGCTTTAAACTCCTTCATAACTTTAGATACTTTACCACCTTTAGCATAAGATTGTTTTTTCTTCTTTCTTTTTCTTGGTGATTTTGAAATTTCAAATCCTATATTAGAACGTGAGATAGCCATTTATATGACTTCTTTAAATCTATCTAAATAATCGGATAAACTCGTACCATTAGAATCTTTTGGATTATGCTCACCACCTGATTTTAAAAACTGCTTCATTCCTGATTTTCCACCTAAATGAGCAACACCAATCAATCCATTCATAGTAATAGGTATACCATTAATTTCTTCTCCAATAAAAGAGTCTAATTTATTTTTTATAATATATTGTTTTATATCGTCTACATGCCAATCAAATACTTTATCTTGTAACTCTTTATCTTCTAAGAAAACTTCGTTATCAAACTTTTCACCAGTAGCTTTTTTATAATCTGTTAGTCTTCGTTTACCAAATTGATATGCTCCAATATAACCTCTGGGGTGTTCAGCTTTATAATTATCACTACTTTCAGAATCTCTAAATGTTTTGGCTAAAAGAGTTGGATCGTCTAAAGCATCGTATTCACTATCCAATGCGGCTTCTTCTACTGAAGGCGGTAATTGTTCTCCACTTGTCAAAGTATTTGCAATATCCTGATCTAATTGTTCCCAATCTCCTACTGTAGGTACTGGCACACTTTCTTTAATTAATTCAGGAGTTGAGGTGTCAGCAGTATTATCAACAGGAAGAGTAGTAGCAACTTGTTCTGGTTGATAACCTTCTGCCCAAATAGGAGGTGCAGCAGGATTACCAGATATTGGATCTGCAACTTTTGCTGTAAAACCACCTTCAGCAAATTTTTCAGTTTCAGTTTCAGTTAATCTACTGGTCTGTTCTGGTGTAAGATTAATATTCTTTTTTAATTTAGTTACAGTTATTCCAGTTTCTTTCATAATAATTTTAAGAATTTCAATAAGGAAATTATCGTCCCTATCTAATGTTTTATGTTTATCATCTTCGCTTATCTTAGCTAATTTTTCAGATGATTCTACTGCAATTTTCTTTTTCTCTACATCTAGTTCTAGATATTCAAGTTTAATTTTTTCACGTTCTAGCGCAGCTTTACTGTTTTCTTTCTCATAATCAAACTTCATCTTTTGTTTATCAAGAGCTACATCAGCTGCACTTTCGGCAGCATCTATCCGTGTTTTAGTTGTTTCAAGTTCTAGTTGCTGTTTCTGCAATTCAAGAGTTTGTTTCTCCAGACTTTCTGTTGTACCCATCTCAGCCATACGTTGATTATTCTGAAGAATCTCTTGAGCTGCACCCTGAGTAATAGCTGAAATAGCTTCAGGACTACCAGTACCAGCTTGTTCCGTTCCCATTTTTAACATACCCCCCATCTGTTCCTGATACATCATAATCGTATGTTCACGGATGTTAGCTTCTAGTATAGGAACCACTTTAGCCATAATAGGAGTTTGACCTAAAGTAGGATCTTGAATAAAAGACTGTTTAACCACAATATGAGCCTTATGGTCCTGACCCGGAAATGCTTTAATAGGCATACCTTTGGTAGCTTGCATAATATCCGATACAGGATCCAATGGTTTAGGTTCTTGTTCAGGAACAATAAATCGTTCAGGATGATCAATATTTATAGCATCAAGGATAGCAGCATTTACTGCTTTAAAGTTATAAATACCCGGTGGGGCTTGTGAAGCAAGTTGCATAATCATCTGAGCTTGAGCCAAACGGTGGGAAGAAGATGGTATATTAGGATCAGAGACAGGAATAATATCAACACGCCCATCAAAATCCTGTTTAAAAATACTACCATCTACCAGAGGAATATCATAAGGATACTCTTCTGGAAGAAAATCGTAATTAATACGAGAAAGTATCTGTAGTTCTTGACGTTGACTATAATGCAATCTCTTATGGATACCGCTGAAGAACTTCATAGATTGTTCAATTAATGCTACAGTAGTTCCAACAGGACCATAGTTAGAAGCATCAGAAACAACCTGATCTGTTTCGTCTGCAAACTTCTGACCGGCTGTGGTTACGAACTGTAGCATCTGCATTAGTGTAGCAGACGGTTCTTTGTAGGGTAGATTGATAATAGCTTTATTTAGATCTACACCGGTAGCTTCTACTTCCCTAAACTCGCCGGGTGCAATAGGTTCATTTCCTCCTATTACACGAACACCACGAGCTTTAAATCCTCCGGGCAACGTAGCAAATTGTCCAGCATCAATGAGGTTTCTCATTGCCGCTGTTGAAGTGGCTGTTAGGTTGCCAAGAAAATGGATGTAGCCAAGACCGTAAAAACCAAAACCGGGAACAAACCTATAATGAGTAAACCAAAGAAGCTTCTCTTTAAGTGGATCATTTTCATTCCAATTTCTCCTTATTGAAAGAACAGACTTAGAATCTTGATCTACTGTTATCACATAAGGCAGACCGACACAAAGGCAATTATCAATTTCTTTTTCCCCACACATCGGACACGGACATCCTTCTTCACCCCTATGTTCGATCTTAAGGTAACAATGGTGTTCGAGTAATGTGTGTTGAGGATTCTGACTATAGTCGGGTTGGATACCAAGAATAGAATCCATCTTTTGTCGTAGTGTAGAAGGGGTTACTTCTGAAGGTTCCATTAGATTATCATCTTCAGGTAACGCATACATACCTGCCATAATATCCTTTTTAAGATCGTTGGGTGTACGATAGATGACCTGAGTGTAGTGGTCGGCATTCTTTAGATCTGACGCATTATACGAAACATAGAAGTTATCTATCGGAACAAACTCTACTACCGGACGTTCAAGAGTCAGATCATAATATGTTTTCTTGAATGCAGAACCAAAGACCGGAAGGTTAAACAACATCCTTTCGGTTTCATCGAAGTATTCAGGCATCTGTTGTGTTAGCTGGTAGTTCATGAAGTTCATAACACGGTTGGCCTGTTTCTCTTTTTCAGGTGTGGATGCACCAAGTATCTGTGTCCTTACTGGTCCTTTTGCAGGAAACAGTTCTTGCGATGCTTTGGCCTGAAACTTTACTGCAGATTCAATAATCAATGGATGTACGGCAGTACAAGCTCCTTCAAATGGTTCAGAAGTTTCCTGAAGCTTGAGTCCCAACAGGTCAAAGCCACGTTCAAATGTAGATTCCCATTCAGAGCGGCTTTCTTTGTCGGCATCAAATTCTTCTATGACGTTGTTTGCAATTTCCAGAAGTTCATCTTCATCGAGACTTAAAGCCAGATTATCCCAATGGTTGTATGGTTGTTCTTCCGTACCCATTATATATTCTAGAAGCTCATCTTCACCAACAGGTAATTCTATTTCAATCTCTTCTTCGTTGATTGGTAATTCACCTAATAGAGGATTATTACCGCCACCACCCTGATCAATAAAAGGATTTCGTTCCATAGGATTAGCCATAATACTTAATTATTCCTTATTTTTTTTAAAATTTCCAGTAACCAATTCTCTTACGTCTTTCTTTGGTTTCTTCCAAGTCATCAATTAGGTATGCATCTAACGGATGATCAACACGCCAAGATTCTTTAAGATAAAGAACAGCCATTACCATAGCATCTACCTGATCGTCGTAAGCTGCATTAGGAAACGTTGCAGCCTCAAGTATTAACTCTTGAGCAAATGGTTTATCCGGAACCCAAACACGCCCTGCTTCTAGTATAGGCGTAGAAGCATTGACACGAGACACCTTATCCTTATCTGGATTATATTCCATAACGGGTAAGCCAGCTCGTCTCATATCCTGTATCAAAGACTGGCCCGATGCTTTCTTCTCTATAATTAAAACATCAGGATTATATTTATCATACATCTCTTGTGCCGCTTTACGCAACTCTGGGTACTCTAATCGCTCCCTTCTATTGCTTAGTAGTATAAGGGATGGAATCAATCTTTCTACGCCAGCACTATCCACGGTTATCTTTTGAAAGATACCCCATGTCTGTATTACCGAATAATCGGCAGTACTCTTGACAGAAAAAGCCGTATCGTAAGTCTGAACCACAAACTCACAATCCGGTGGTTCCTCCATAAAGT